CCACCCCGCTGGATCTTCGCCAAATCTTTGATTTGCCCGTGACCCTGCGCGTCGATAACCGCTTGATCGGCCAGCGCGATTGCCTTCCCTTCGTCGCCGTGAGCGTCCATTTGTTTCTCGTACATACCGAGCCAGGTGGGGACGTCCGCGACCATCTGCATCTTGCTGATCAGATAATAAAAAGATTCCTTGACCGGCTCGAGCACGCCGCTCGAATCGCTAGCCACCCGGTTGCGAATCTCGTTGATCTCGCGGTTAAAGGTCTGGTTGCGCAGCTTCATCATCGGCGACTTTTCATAGATGAAGTTCGTTGAGGCTTCCATGTGCGCGGCGTCGCCGATCCAGCGACCCATACCCTTGGCGACCCACTTCGGCCCGATTCGTACCATCGACTGCGTAAGACCGATCGGCTGCAGCAACGAGGTCATCACGGACCAGCCGAGCCCCGCGACCGTCGCGCCTGTGCGCAGGTAGTTGGATCCGCGCTCGAACGCGGTCTGCGCCGGCACCTCGCCGGCCGCGACGTCCTTGAGAACATCGCGCATTACACCCAGCACCTCGGGACCGTAATGCTCGCGAATCGCCCCGTCGATCGCCCCGGCTCGCAACAAGCGGTTCGCGTCAATCAGATACTCGTGATATGCCAGGTCGTGAATGACTTGATTGACGTGCTCGAAGATAACGCCGAGATCTTTGCGCATCGGACGATCGACGGACTCGACACGCTCCTTCAGGTGACCTCGGCGCGTAGTCGCGCGGGTGTACATCCCCTGCATTGTCTGCCGCACGATTTCAGCCTCGCTGTCTGCCTCGGCGCGGGTCGACCGGATCGGGTCATATTTGATCGGGTAGTAGCCGCCCTTGAACTCGCCGTGCTTGGTGATGACCGTGGAGGGTTCAACGCGCTCAGGTGTGTTGCCCGTGATACGCCGCTCCTTTTCGGCGATCTCAGGCCAGTACGAACCGATGTGATCCCACACGGATTGTACGAACTGCCAGTCCTCTTTGGTCAGTGTGTCGAGGATCGCGGAAGCTTGCCGCGGTGTCCATTTGTCACCCTCGAGGACGCGGCGCCGGTTGGTCTCGTTACCCCAATTGAGCGCGACCGACAGACGACCCTCCCGAGAAAGGCTAGCGTTGATCGCCGGGATGAACATCTTCTGATGCAGCCTACCGCCCTTGCGCATCGGCTCGAAGATGTCACTGAGCTTCTGCGTCGCATCGGCACGGCGAACGGCCTCGAAGTCACCAGCCTTGTTCAGCGGCCGAATGAACAGATCCCACAGCGGACCTCCGTCCTTGAAGCCATCCATCTGCCGAATGAGGCTCGCGAACTTGCGGTGCATCGCAAAAAATTCCTTAACGCCGTGTTTGATCCGCGAGCTGAAAGTATTGTGTTCGAGCTCCTCGGGAATCGACTGCTTGCCGTTCGCGTGGATCGTCGCGGCAGCATCGTCGACGGCAGCCGCGAATTCGCGCTGATCCTGCGCCGTCAGTAGCTTCTTCTTGAGCCGTCCCAGGTGCTCGATGTTCCGCACGGCGTCTACCAACCCGCGGAACTGCTCGACGGTCATATCCTTATACGACTGTTTGAACGCTTCGTTGCGCATCTCCGGGGCGATATCCGGCGTGAACCCCATGTCTTCCTGCTTCTCGATCCACTCGGCTAGCGACTTGCGTTTGTCGATATCTTTGAGCGATTGCCCCGTGCGCAGGTCGAACCGCTCAAGCATGGCGTCGATCTGGTCGGTGTAATCTGGGTCGAGGTTCTTGCGCGTGCCGGGAGAGTCGAACTTCTTGAGGTAGTCGACGCCCTTCTTCACCTCATCGATCGCAGCGTGCGCGGCCTTGGATGCGTGACCGTTGATCAGCTGATTACGCTTTTCCATGACAGCAGCACTGAAGTCGCCCTTTTTGAGAGCCTTCTCAGCCGCCTGGCCCGCGCGCGTCTCGGCTGCATCGAACTGCGCAGGCTTTACATCGCGGACCCGCTTGCGCCCGATGGTCGTCGCCGCAAACTCCTTGGCCGCTTTCGCCAGGATGTTGACCGAGCCGCCCGCCGGTGTCTTCTGCTTGGCATTCATCGCGCGTTGCAGTGCGCGCAACTCGGTTGCTACGAATCGCGAGCGGCCCTCGTTGTGCACAGCTTGATCGGCGGCCCGCGCCATCGCCACCGGGTCGGTCAGATCACCATAGCGCTCCAACATGCGTTGATCCGTGCCAGCGTCGATGACATCCTTCATCGGCTCGGTTTCGAGCAACTTGCGCACTAGCTCGTCGCCTGAACTGAATCCGAACAGCTCGGCCACGCGATCGGGCGCGAGACCTTCGTGGGCCGTGACGTGCCCGTACTTGCCGGTGTCGAGATAGCGCCAGGGGGCGTTGGCTTCCTCGCCGTACATCTCTTTCAGATCCGGCAAGCTGAGCTTCGTGCCTTTGAGTCCCGCTTCCTCCGACACGCGCCGTTGCGCATTGGTCGGGTGCTCAAGCTCCAATTCGCCCTTGGTCAAGAATCGGATCGCGCGATAGATGGGCTCAGCTTTAACTTCCTCGGCGACCTCGGCGCGCGTGGCCTTGCGTTTCTCCTCAGCGTCCGCCTGCAGCTCTTTCAGTGCCTTGCTGCGCGCGTTGCTGAGCCAGCGCATGTCACGCAGGCTGCGTTTCTCCAATTCCTGCTTGGCGTCGTCCGTCGCCTCTGTGCCAAGTTCCTGATATCCCCGCCATTCCGCCTCGGTCATCCCCGCCTGTTCTCGATTCCGGAATAAGGGACGGTATGCGCGCATCGCCTCTGCCGTCTGGATCTGCTGATCGCTCGCGAGCATGCGGTCGAACACGCCGCGGACCTCGGGAGTCAGGTCAACGTTGAGGTTCGAAAGTGACTTGTATACGTTCAGCAGCCAGGAGCGGAATCGGCTGAACACACCCTGCACTTCCGCGTTGGGCGCCTTGCCATCAAACAGGTATGCCTCGAAGCCGCGGGCGAACTTCTCGTGCAGTGGGCGCTTTTCCTCGAGAGGCATCCCGCGCCAGGTGGCGAGATCTTTGATTCCGAACCACTTGAGAATTGCGTCGTTGTCTTGGGTGATCGATTCCGGCGCACCCTCGCGCGATGCGATGTCGGAATAGACTTCGAGAAAGAAGTGACCGGATTCGTGGAGGAAGGTCGATAGGTCGGCGTTCTTCAGCAGCGAGATGACACTCGGCTGCGAGAGATCCCGCCCGAAGGTTATTTGCCCGCGGGCTTCCGCGCCACTTGTTCGCTCACCGCTTTGTTCAAGGCGTCCGCGGCTCGTTGACCGAGGGACTTCTGCGGCTGGACCTTTGAACCCTGCGTGGATGGCGTCGGAGATGCGGCCGGCTGTGTGCTCTGATTCGAGGGCATGACTGAGTTCTCCTACAAGCGAATTATAGTCGAAATGAGGTAGGGCGGCCACTTCGGATTCACGCGCGCCATTTGGACCGTGGCTATTGTCAACAACGTCAATCGACACTCTCGGGTCGTCAGCATAGCGTTGCGCCAAGTCCCTGATAACCTTGAGGGAACCGACATGAGTCTTGGCGTGCTCCATCAACGGGACGGTGCGACCACTGCCTTGCTCGCGTTCCATGCGAGCCGCACGGGTCAAAGCCCCATTTACCAATGCGTCAACGGGATGGCGATAGGTGTACAGAATCTTCGCCTGCTTCCCTGCAGCAAGGGCCTGCTCGATTTTACTCACGGCTCCTTCGAGCCCGTTCATGTTGGTGTCGTAAACGATCTGAGCGCGCTTCACCTCGGGGTCGATCTCGGACAACTTTCGCAAGCTCGTTGTTTTGCCGGCACCTGTGCCACCCGCCGAGAACAATACAACCGGGTCTTCGCCGTCCTTCGGCGCCTCAGCCAGCTTACGCCGGTACATCTCTTTGACCAACGCGGACGCCGGCTCGTGCACCGCAGCTGATACTGTGCGGTCCTTCCGGTAGTCGGGTGACAGCTCGCGAGCGACGTCGGTGTTGAGAACCTTACCGCCCTCAGACTCCTTCAACTTCGCGTAATCCTCGATCGCTTTGGTGGGGTTATCCTCCACCTGGCGAGCGAACTTCTCCTGAATGTCAGCGTACTCGGGGCTGAGACCTTCCGCGCGCGGAATGCGGATCGGCTGAGCAAGCTGGTGCTCACCGGAAACGCTCTCAGCCTTGATCTGCAGCGGGTAGCGCTTGAACATCTCCTCGGGACTGATGCCGAGCTTGTGCGCCTGCACGGCGTAGAAGTCCCGCACCATGCCGGCGTAACCCTGATTGACGTCAGAGGTAAAGCGATTCGCCTCATTCAGTTGCGCAAGCACGTGATCGTGCACTGCGTTCGCGCTCGTCTGAAACTCGCTATCCGCGGAATGCGCCGCCATCGCCTCGGTCGCGTCCTGCTTGAAGCGCTCCGCTTCCGACTGCTCGAATACCTGCGCCTCGGCCGCGCTCAGTGCATCGGGCGATGTGCGAAGGTGCGGCAACAGCGCTGCAGCGTACTTGTCGCCGGCAATTCGCGCGGCGTACTCGCCGATTGGAATGCGCAGATCGCCGCCCGTCTGCAGCGCCTCGGTCAACTGCTCGGCGACAGCTGGTGACTTCTTCGCCACCTCGGCCACCGGGACGCCGCTTTGCTCCAACGTCTGCGCGAATTGCTTGGCATCGACATACACATCTTGGACCGGACTATCGCCGGCTGCGGTGGTGACGAATTCCTGAAAGCTCGCGGGATCGCGCTCACGCAGCTTCGAGCCTTGAGCCTGCGCGGTCAGCGCTTCGAGATTCGCGGCGTCCGCCTGCGCCTTCCTGACCTCAGCTCGGTCCTGCGCCTGGCGCCGCTGCGCGTAGTTGCTCGCGTGCCCGACTCCTGATTCCGCACCCGTGGCCACTACGGTTTGCAGCAGCGTGTCGAGCATCTCGCTCGGCTGTTCTGCCATCAGATCCGCGAAGGATTTATCCGGGTTAAGGTTCGCCCATTCATTGACGCTCGACAGGAACCCAGCGGCAACCTGTCCCGGGACCGCATGTGCCGTTGTCTGTAAGAAGGTCTTATACAACGGCGACCCGGCATTGAGGTTCTTGAACAAAGTCCCGACAGGAATCTTCTGCGCGGCCAACTGCAACGCGGCTTGTGAGCTCGCGTACGGTAGTGCCTGCTCGGGCGATAAACCCTGGTCGCGCGCCTCTCCATACGTTTGTCCGGCGATCTCGCCCGTGATCCCGCCCAGCGCGAGTTCAGGTTGACCCGTCAGCAACGCTGCGGCCATCGGGGCGGCATTCTGGCCGACCATTCGGAAGCCGCCCACAATGTCGCGCTCAATCCGACCTGACTCTCGAGTAGGTTCGCCGGCAAGTGTCGCCAACCGTCGCGCTTGTGCGTCGTATTGAGTCCCGGCAATCCACTCACCCTGAGATAGAGCAGTCTGACGTGTCTGCGCAAAGAACTCTGCCGGCCCGGAGAACGGATCGGCCGGAAGGATTCCCCAATTGGCAAGCGGGTCGCCGATGAAACGCGACGGGATTTCAAAAACAGCTTGCCCGATACCGGCGACACCAGCCGCAAGGTCAGCGGTCGCGGCAGCTCCCAATGCCCGCGCGCTATGCCAACCAGTGCGTAGTGTCGCCTCAACCGCCTTCCCAACCGTCAAGTCGTCGTGAGCAACCTTCGCAAACTCCGGGTCGCGCATGTGTTGCTGCAGCGCCGGGGAATCCTGCAGAAGCGAGTCGTACTCGTTGACCTTCGCGGTGTCTGCCACATCAGGCAGGTTCCGATGCACAACCTCTGCCGGCAATCCCGTCTGCGCCGAGAGTTGCTTCGCCTGGGCATACTGATCAGGATCTACCTTCACGGCGCCGGCAATCGAGCTGCGCAGCTGTGTGCGCTGCTGATCCTGATTGAGCTGCAACGCGACGTCGTAATCGTTGGCCTTCTCCGTAGGTTGGGCCGCGATCAGGTCGTCGTACTCGTTGGTGCTCATGGCAATCCGTTCTTGAGTTTGTAGAGTCTCAGTACAGCCTCGTCCGTGACCGGCTGTTTCGCGCGGGTCAGCGCTGCTTCAATCTTGGCGCGCTCGTCGTCGGGAACCTTCGGTGCGAACTGTGCGGCTTTCTCAGTTCCAGCGACCTGATAGAAGGTGTCTTTCGAGAACCAATTCCCGCCCGGGTACGAGCCCGTAACCATCATGCGGTCGACGACCTTCTGTCGTTCGTCATAGGTGAGCTTCTTGCCGCCGTTTGCTTTCTGCGCGGCGTCGATCGCGGTCAGCGCAGCCGAATCAAACTGCCCCTTTTTCTGCCCGTCCGAGGCACTCCACCCGAGGAGTTCATGAGCTCGGCTGAGCTGCTCGTTGAGCGTCTGGACATCGTTGGCGTTGCTACCCTTGACCTGGTTCTGCGTGTCAATTAGCTGCTCGCGCTGCGCCGGATTGAGCTTCGGAAAGTACTGTCGAATGTCGGTCTGAGCGAACTGCTGAGGACTGACAGAAGCCGCCTGGCGCAGATCGTAGAACGTGCTCCAATCGGTCTTGATGTCCGCACCGCTCGCGTGTGCGGCGTCTTCCTGCTCGAGCGCGACCCGCATTTTGCCGTCCATCGCATTCAGGACCGAGGTCGGCACATCACTCAGTGACCGGTTCTTTGACCACATCTGCCACGCCCGGTCAGCCGCATCTGTCTGCGCTCGCTCGCGGGTCATGTCGATATCAGCGAAGCGCTCTTTCAGCCGGCGTGTAACCTCGTCCTGCTGCTCCCCTGTGTAGTCCTTGCGCGCCTTGGCGAGCGATTCGCTTTCCGACAGTCCTAGTCCCATGATGGTGTTCGATGCCTGTTGCCCTATCTGACGAATCGTGCCGACCCTGATTTGCTTATCGATCGTGTCGCGATCGGCGCCGTTGATCTGGTCCTTGTTCTGATCGAAGTACGCACGGGCAAGATCCGGTCGGGTGTCGATCTGCGATTGAATGACCTGTTTGTGCAAATCGGTGACCGCGTTTCCCTGCTCGACCGTGTAGCGCTCCGGCGACCATCCGTTGATTTGCGCCATGACCTGCACGCGCTTGAGGATGTCGACCTTCGATTGCGCCAGGACGGTCGGGTCAGTCGGGTTAGCCGCCGCGATGTTGATCGACCCGGTGATGCTGGCCTTCGCCGAATCCTCGACTGAGGCGTGCTGCTGCTCGTTCTCGTACTGTGAGATGGATGTCAGCGAAGACTGGCGCAGCGCCGTTGCACTGTGCGCGAATATTTCGCGCTGTCGCTGATTCTGCAGGTTGTCGGTGATCGCCTTGGTGTTCTTGTCCCACCACTGCGAGGCGTCGTTCGTGACGCCCCACGCCTGCGTTCCGCGGCGTTGGCGGACGCCCTGCTCAAACTGCAAGTACTGGTCTTTGAGATCCGCTTCGGCCTTAAAAACCGCGTCGGCGTTCGCGCGTTCCTGCAAGCGAACAGCAGCGTCCGTTGCCTCGGCGCCCACTTGGTTCAGCGTCTGACCGAGTTGCAAAGCCGAGTTGCCAGGCTGCACATCGGCCGCCCGCACGTCGGGCAATGGCGCCTGAGTCGCCTGGAAATTATCGTAGCTAGGGACTCGCGGCATGATCAGGTCACCGTGCCGCCATACTCACTGGCGGTGACGCCCGATTTGTACTTATACCAACGGCTCGCAACAGTAGCGGCGCCACCCAGCAGGGACGCGCCCCCCGCGGCCCACGGGTTCGCGTTCGACGCCTGTGACCGATAGTTCGCAGCCTGAGATTTGTATCCCCATGACTCCTTGGCTGCGTTGTCCCGAATCGTCAGCGCATCCTGCTCGCCCATGACGTCCGTCGATGTCAGGATGTCGAGCGCGGACCCTTGGTCGAGTGCCACGCCGTGCGCGCCTAGCGTCGCCGTCTGAGTTCCCTTCAACTGCGCCGTGCGCAGGCGCGACTTGAATTCGGCGTCCTGACCTCGAGCGAGTGCGTCCTTCGCCTGCTGATCCGCAAGCGCCGCGTTCATGTTTGCGGTGCGCCGCGTGCTGATGGAATTCGCCACACTGCCAAATGTGCCGCTCACACCGCTGGCAATGGAGCTATAGAGCCCGAGCTGACTCATGCTCGTTGCGTTCGTTGCCGCACTCGCGCTGCTTGGGTCACACATCTTTCACCACCAAATGCCCGGACAGTCGATAGCCGAGCCTCTCGTACATCTTGAGTGTCCGGTCAGGATTGACCTCGGTGCTGATCCCGGGCTGGAACTCGACGGCACCGTGCGTCCGCGCCCACTCCTCAAACAGCATCGCCATACGTACGAACGCTGAACCGCCGCGGTAGGCAGGCGCCACGAAAACCGCGGCATCCGCGGCAAACTTAGCTTCGGAGAAGTAGTGCTCGGCGATGAATCCCCCATAGAAACCGATGATCACACCGTCACAGTTCTCAGCGACTATGACGCAGCCCACCGGGCTCGCCATCAGAGCCGCGGTGAACTGGGCAACCTTCTCCGGCGCATAGGGGAACTTTGAGAAGCGCGGACTCTCGGCATGCATGATCTTCCCGACGTGGACAATTTCAGGGACGTCGGCCGGAGTTGCGAAACGAATCTTAGTCACCGGCTGCCACCTCGAGGACCATTGCCGAAATCGTGACGGGAAGCGGGTCAGTCTGCCTCACACAGACCTGTGCCTCAGTCCCCCACGACGGCGTGATATCAATGTCGATCTGCTGTGTCATGAGATTCGGCGGGGAGCCATATGGCTCGGTCGTCCGCTGTTTGTACGCCGTCAGGTGATCGAAGTCGGGACCGACCAGAATGCCGGACGACTTGACCACACGAAGATAGGCGCGGTTGACGTTCTTCTGAATCCCCTCGCCAAAGGCCAGCGCCTCATAGGTCAGCGGAAGCGACTGCAGATCCGATGTGATTTGCAATCCCACCGACCACTTGCTCGCAGTCTGCCCGGTAGGCAGCGACACAGCGCCATTGGTCACGACTTGCCGAGGCATAACCGCCCCGTCTGCCAGGATGCTGACCGTCTTGCCTTCGAGGTGGTACAGCCCGGTGACCGTGTTGACGGGAGTTCCGTTGTACAGCAACCCGCTGTCAACAATGAACGTGTCGGCAAGGGTTCGGAACAACCGCTCCTTGAGGCGCTCGATATAGCGCACTGTGCGGCCATTCACCGTTCGCCGAATGACGAAGTATGGGACGTCGACGGCACTCTCAAGGGTGCTTGCTACTGACTCAAAGAAGCCGTTGCCGTCCTCGGTGTCTTGCCACGACCAGGCAGTGACGTCTTGCTTTGGTAGGTAGGTCATCGACAGCAGTAGTCCGTCCGAACGTACCCCCCACATCGTTTTCAGCGGGGTGTGCGAATACGCGATGTCAGTGACCGTGTACCCGTCGAACAGGTGTGGCGCCAAGAGCGACCGATCCTCGTTGTCGTAGCCATTCGCCTGCCAGGAGAAGGTGACCTCTTGAATCCGTCCTCCCGGCGTCACGTGCAAAATGTACTTGCCGACCACGACCGGCTGAACGTTCGAAGCACCCAGCGTCGCCGCCTGGCGTGTATCGATGGTCAACGCCGTCAGGACATCGCTGTTGTCCGCAAAGACTTTCCAGATGCCGCCCGACGTCAGATAGAGCATGTCGTCCAGCGGGACGATATGGCGAATCGTGTTCGCGTCTCGGGCGGCGATGCGGAAAGCAATAGCGTCATTGTCCTGCACCGGAATCGAGCTGGTCATGTTCGACTCGGTACCCGAGCGCGTCAGCCAAGAATTCTGCGTCGCGTTGATAGTCCCGGCGAATACGCGCCGCTGCTGAAAGTAGCTGACCGCCCCAGGGTAATTGCCGGCAGAATCGAACAGCGGTCCTTGAGTAGGTGGCGTTCGGGAAGGATCCGGCAGAATGTTGTCGTCTGTGAAAGAGAGCGCAGGAGTCTGCCCGGCATAGCAGTACAGTCCGCTGCGAGACTTGTAAACGTTGTATCGAACGGCATTCGCGACCGCGGCCCACGTGACGATATTCGTATTGCCGAGGGTGTTCAGATTGTTCAGGCAGGAAGAGGACGAAGACGCGAACGACTCCTCGCTCGTAGTCGCATCCACAGCAGTTACCAGATACGAGTAGCTGACTGTTCCCGACCCAACGCCTGCGACTGCAGTAACGCTACCGGGCGCGACGATCGAAGGGACGAAGCTGAGCGCTGTCAGCGTCCAATTCGTCGTCGACACGCGCCGCAATTCCTGTTGCGGGTAGGTCGGGTGCACTAGCGTGAGGACGTTGTTTGACTGCACATAATGAATGTCAAATAAGCTTATCGCTGTCGTGTCGTATGGGGTGGCGATCTCGTACACGCGCGCGACGGTTCCACCACTCGTGTAAGCCGGAAGATTCGACGTGCTGATCGCAACCCCGGCCAGGTCGGTCACAGTGAACGTATTCGTCGTGACCGAGCCGACCTTGACCCATCGGCCATTCAGCGCCGTCATGCCCCCGACACCTAGTATCAAGAGCCAGTCGCCCACCGCGTAGCCGTGAGCATTGGAAGTGAAGACGCCGGGCGTATTCTGCGAGATGCTCGTGATTGTCTTCGCGGCTTCGACCAGCGTGCCTCCCGCTGTGTGAAATCGCATGTACAAGTGACCGATCTCAAGCACGTAGGTCTGATCGGTGTTGTAATAGAAGGAAATCACCCGAACCGGTTTGGTCGAGTCCTTGACCTCAAGCACGTACTGCAGCCCGCCTCGGTTCACTGCCGGCCCATGTGGAAGGACGTTGAAGTTTCGGCACTTGGAAAGCCCCGTCTGGTACTTCACCATGTCGATCCGGCCGAACATCTCCGGCGTGATCTCGCCCGCCGCGAAGGATCGCGTGAGTGTCCGCAGATCCGTGGCACTCATCGACAGAAACCTGTGCGAGTCGAACCCTGCGACGGTGTGGTGCGGTCTAGCAGATGAAGCGGTTGGTAATCGCGAATCGTCGTCGTGCGTGACTGATTGGCGTCGAGCTCCTCGGCCTGCCCGAGCGCATCCTTGAATAGGGACATCATCGAACTCGACGCCTGGACCCCTACTTTCCCTTTCAACACCGGGCCCGCCAGAAACGAGGCGAGCAAATACGAGATGGTAAGCACCATTGCGGCCGAATACTTCGTCGTGTCAGTCACGCGCACGATGTGTCGAAAAGTCGCATTCTTGATGTTGCAGTAGACAATTCCATTGCCGGAACCGTCCTGCTCCACGATAAACGGCTCAGTTGCCGCGTCGTCCGTCGCGGTTTGCGGCAGAACGGAAACAAGCCGGATGCAGTTCGCCGGCAGCGCGTAGGCGTACGCCCAGCTTGCGAGGCTGTTCGTTATCTCAGCCGCCGCGACTCGCACGGTTGCGCACGACCATGTGAACTTCTCGAGCACGGTGTCTCGGGCGATCGGGTACAGCCGCTGACAGTGGGCGGCTTGCGCGCTTCCATCCGCGGGAGAGATAGACGCAACTTGCGCCGAGTCACCAAGGTGACCAAGCGCCAGGTTGCAGATGTCAGGAACGGAAGCCATTAGCGCCGCCGATCAGCACGGCAGCGGTAGGACTTCGAGCCATTCGATATCGACGCCGAAGCGAACCGTGCCGGCCGCGCCGAACGCCAACTCGTTGATGCCGACAATTCCTTCCTGATTCGCCAGGACGATCGGATATGTCTGCGGATTCAGAACCTCGAATTTCCCTTCTATCAGCGGAGCCACCGCGCTGGCAGCTGCCTGAACCTGTGCACCGAGAATACGAAGGAACGGGTTTCCGTCAGTAATACGTGTGCCGGGTGTGTTTGACGCGGTAGTCGCTATCCGCAGGTCAGCAACGAGCGTCGTGCCGCTTGATGCACGACGCTTAAGGTTATTACCGGTCAGAGTTACAGCAGTACCGCCCGTATCCGGGGCGGTATAGGCCCGAGCTATGAACGCCGATGCTCGTATCTCTTGAGCCGCAGTGAACGGCGTCACGATCTGCGCACGCAGCGCGAACTTCGTTATCACCATCAGCGGATTTCGAGAATCGTTAACGGGTGCCCACTGCAGCGAAAACAGCGTGTCTTGATTGGCAAGTCCCGTCGTGAGACCGGACTGCAATGCAATCCCGTACGCCCCAAGGACTACGCCCGCTACACCATTGGGTTTCAGTTCAGCCATAACGGCTTACGTCAGGTCGCTACCGTCGCCGCCATCGCTGGCCGCCGCAACGGTCTTCTTGCCTTTCTTCGGGGCGTCCAACGCCTCGAGGTTCGGCCCGGCCTTGCCACCATCGGTGAACTCGACGTCGACAGTCTCACCGACCTCGACAATGCGACCGCCGATGTAGGACTTCTCAACAACGCGATACTTCGCCACTTACGTGTTCCTTCAGAGATGGGCCGCCAGGGGCGCGGCCCGTTCCATTACTTGACCGAGAAGCCGGACGGGTAGTAGACCTTCTTGACGCCGGTCTGAACGGGCGCGTCGATCACAACACCCGCGCTAAAAGTGCCAGCGGTGAGCGGACCCGTGCCGACCGTGTATTGAACGCCCAAATATCGCTGGCCGAGATTCTTCAGCGCAGAGATCGGGATCGGCAGCACAAACACGGTTCCGACCGTAATGCTCGCCTTCGGAATTGCATCCGTCTGGCCGAGGATCGTCGGTGTGGACAGGTTCGCGTTGTCGCTCGCAACCACTTGGAAGTTGACTGTCGCGGCGCCCGCGGCTGTCGCAGCGACTTCCACGGTGACATAGATGTTCAGCTCTTCACCGGCACCCGCATCGCGAGCGACGCCAAGGTCGATAGTGTTCGTGCTGAACGCAGTGGCCGTGACAGCCTGCGAAGCGGAGAGAGTCAGATTTGCATCGGTGATCATGTTCGTTCCTAGTGAAGCTGGGCCGGGAAGCGACCTGGCTTCGGCCAGGTCACCGCGGATCAGACAACGCGAGCCTCCGTGTTGAGCAGCTGGTCGACGATGCGGATGGGGAATCCCATGAAGCGCAGCGTCTTGGTCGTGGTGCCGAACTGGCTCACGGCATCCGTGATGCTCAGTGCGCCAGCGCCGCCCGACGTGCCGGTGGCTGAGTTACCGCCGCCCGAGGCGTTGAGCGCCTGGATCATCAACATCTCCCACACAGTGCGGTTCACGTAGAACGCGAGCCGAACGTTGTTGAAGCTGGGGATACGCGCCAACATCTTGACGAGAATCTTGACGATGTTCGCAGCGCTCGACTCGGCCACGAGGTTCGTGGTGTCGATGTTCGCGGCGCGCACCGCGTAGCGCCAATCCTTGACGACAAGGCCGTTTTCCCACACGAAGTGAGTCCGGTACGCCTGGAACCGGCCGCCGTTGGCGTCGATCACAGTGTCCACGCCGAGGTCAGTCTGAGTCAGGCCGGCCTTGCTTCCCTTCGGGTAGGTGCAGAAGACCGAACTCTTTCCCCAACCGACGAGATACATGGACGTGTTGACCGAGCCTGTGCCGCCCGCATCGATGATGTTCTGCGCGTTGCCGGCGCCCGAGATCGTGCCGTAACGAGTCGCGAGTCCCGTGTAGGTCTTCGCGTCCGTGGCGACGTTGCCATACAGCAGCGTATTGACCTGCTGCTGATTCAGCGCTTCGATGAAAGCGACGTCTTCCGACATGCGGAAGGAAGCGTCATTGCCGTTCAGCGACAGGAGCTTCGTGTCGATCTCGCTGTAAGCCTCGAGCAGCGACGTCGGCTCATCAACCTGTGCGGTCGTCGACTTGCTGGTTGGGACACCGGCATTGATCTGCCGGAAGTAGACCGCGGGCAAACCTGTGCGAATCGCAACGCGGTGACCGGTCGGCAGGTTGCCTTCCAGAAACACAGCGTCCTCGAGAACGTCGTTCATCTGCGAAAGCAGCTCGGCGATATCGGCAACGTTGCCGTTCGGGTCGAGGCGCTTCGCAGCGTCGAGTAGAGTCAGATTGCCTGCAGCAAGAGTTGCCATTGTCGTCTTTCCTTGACTTCAGCTACGGCGCGTCCTTACGCCTTCGCCATTGAGGGATACATGCGAGCCGCGCGGTCTGCCTCGGTGTTACCCGGGGTGCCCTTGCCGCTCTGTACAAACTTGTCTTCGCTCATGGCCTGTCCGACCTTCGCGAAGAACCGCACGACCTCGGGATGGTTGCCCATACCGCTGTCGTTCAAAATTCGAATCAGCTCGGGGGAGCCGAATGCATCGCGCGCCTTCACGGCTGTCGCCAGTGTCGCGGTCAGCTTCTCGCCACCGATGTCCTTGTCCGCCTGAGTTGCGGCTTTCCAATCGTTCGCGAGCGCCTTGACGGCTTCCGCCTGTTTCGCGACAACCTTCGCTTCCGTGTCGGTCTGCGTCTTCAGCTGACGATCGACCAACGCCTGCGCCTGTTCCTGGGTCAGGTTGTGCGTCTTGGCGTACGTCTGAAGCTCGGTGACGTCAGCCGCGTCGAGCTTCACGCCGTCAGGCAGCTTGAAGTCCGCGTACTTCTCCGGCGCACCGACAGGCTTCACAGATGCGTCGCCTTCCTTGGCGACGACTTTCGTTCCGTCCGTGGGAGGAACTACTACCGTCGTGTCTACAACGGGAGGGGTGACTACTGGCGCGACGACCGGATCAGGCACTTTGATGCTCCAAAACCATGAGTTCATACTTGCCGGGACAGAGCCGATGGACGTCGGCGAGCAGAACGTTTCCGATCTGCCGACCTCCTTCCGCGAATGCCGTGGCGTGTGTCGCCTCGCCCGCGTACGAAAGTCTGAACACCCCTGCCAGGTCGAACAGGCGCCACATAAACCGGCGACCGTGTGCGGTATCCATCAGCGACTGAAGGTCTAAGTCTTCCTGCTGTCGCTGCAGATTCCTGGCCTTGCCTGTTTGCTCCTGAATCGCGACTTCGCGGTTCACGTCAAACGGTTCGGCGTCTTCCAACATGAGGACACGCTAGCGTGCTCGCCGCGCGTCATGAGTCCCCTAGCCGGCTTCCGCGCCCGTGTAGCCGGAGAACTGATTGATGGCGTCGGTGTATGCGTTCTTTCCCGACGTGTCTGTTTGGCTCATCGTCTTCGCGGTAGTCGCGGCTTGTGGCGCCGCTTCCATTGCTTGCTGCCTCTGCATCTGCTGCGCCCGATTCTTTCGGATCAGTATCACCTGGTCATCGCCCACGATCAGGTCAGGATCGACACCGAGCATGTCGGCGTAGGCGTCCACGATCTTGTCGGTGTCGAGCTTGTCGAGCACCTCGGGCTTGAATTGCGCCATGCTGCCCACGGTGCCGAGCAGTCGATCGACAGAGCCTGTGCCAACTGCGCGCTGCGCCTGGGCCAGCATGCTGATGAATTCGATATTGAGATCCTGGCCGTTGAGCTCCGCGGGCGGCGGCGGCAGCGTGCCGGCGAGCAGCATCTTCTCGAAGGTGATTTCAACCTTGGGCGCCAGGAGCTCATCGTGCAGCCGCTCGAGCACCGGGCCAAGCATCAATAGCTTCTCTTCGTGCCGCTCGGCGATCTCGCGCGCGGTGACCGGACTGCCGCCGCCCTCCTCGGACTGCGAGATCATCAGGAACAGGTCGGTGTAGAACGATGCGTTGATGCGCGCCCGGACGTCCTGAATATCCGCGACGAGGGAGTTGAGATCCGGCCGCACATCCCACAAAGGTGCAATCGCCTTGCCGGCTGCGGTCTGATTGACGAACGTCACACCTCCCGGGACCGAGCGCACATCCTCAGCCTTCATGCCGACTGGCGCCTGCAGCGGCGGCAGCGTCCCGAAGTCGATCGCCTGACCCTTGCGAAACTGCTCGTGTTGCAGCTGCTTCGCATCGCCCAAGGCTTCCATGCCGGGGCTGTTGCCGTAGATGTCGCCGCTCTCGACGTCCCAACGCGGGGCGACGCCCGGGAATCGTCCGTAGCCAGATTCTCTGAGCAGCTTCTCGGCATCCCCGCCGACTTCGAAGTAGCAGGACGAGTACGCCATGTTCACCGCGTCGCGCTTACGCGGATCGCGATCTGTGCGCGGCTCGATGGTGTGAATCACCGGGAACCACAAGTCGTGGCCTGTGCCAGTCTCGTACTTCGACTTGACGGCAGCACTCACGTTATCGATTCCGAACCGCTTCACCATCTGCGAGACGGTCATGTCGAATTCGCGATAGCACGTGTTGACGACGCCGCGGTCATCGGTCGCGATAGCGAACTCGCCCACCGCAAGCGGGTAATGACGAATGACGCTTTCGAAGTCCTCGAGGATCAAGCTGCCAGCAGTGCCGAACACGCCAAGCTGCCCGTAGATTCCATGTAGCGCGCGGTAGGTATTGGAGTGCGCGAAGATGTCGAGCATCTGGCCCGTGACAGCCGCGCACCACTCCTTGACGGCCTGCGACTTCATCAAGTCCTTGTCAGGTGTCGCTAGGCGAAACCACGGGCGGGCCGGGCTTGTCATGCCCGACATCAGACCGGCCGAGAGAATGCGGCCTGCGCGAATCGCGGTGTTGTCGTAGATGCGGTTGTGACGCTTGTCGCCGCGGTTGCGATCCGTGACGAGAAAACGCCCGTTGCGCGGCATCAGGTATTCACTGAGCTCGCGCCAATGCGAGAACCACGAGGAGCGCTCAGACTTCAGCGCACCCCAACGTTGCAAGTACAGCTTGCGCCGATCGGTTATGGACTTGGCTGCGTTCGGGACTGCGAGCATCGCCATGCGCGTCGCCTATTGCCCGAGCAGCGTTGAGGTCCCCACGGACTGAGACGGACCCGAGCCGCCGAGCAGCGTCGAGCTATTACCGGACAGCGCTGCACCTGGCGCCATGCCGCCCGCGTTCTTCTTGCGGAACGCATCCACGGTAGGCGACTGTGACGGCGCTGGAGCTCCGGGGATCTTGGGCGCCCCCTTCGTCAGTGACGCGATGGTGCCACCGACTGCTGCGGTAGCCCCGAGGATTGCTGCAACTGCCGTTGTCGTCGCCACTGTTCAAGTCCCTTTGTCGAGCCGCTTTCCGTAAATCACGTCGATCGGCTCGTATCCCATGCGCTCGAGCAGCGCCCCAAAGTTCAACCGTTCAGCGACCTTCGTGCGTCG